ATTACCTCCCAATTGGAAATATAGAAGTATTTACGATCCATATTGGCAAGCAGAATATGAAACTGCAGGCGGGCACCGAGGTGTAAATTGTCAACATATGCATATCCCATTTATTCCTAGTGTCAATACAAATAATCAACCTAAATTCAACGAAAAAGAAAATAAAAAGGTTGCGGAGTTAACTAAGAAGCAACGCTACCTAGAACGTCAGATTGTGAAATATAAAAAGAATAGAATGGTCTCAGAAGCTCTCAGACAAGACGAAAACGCAAAAGAGTGGGCGAAGAGAATTAGAGCCGCACAAAGTCGATTGCGTACTCTAGTTGATTCTAATGAGTATTTAAGTAGAAATTATGCAAGAGAGAAGGTATACACACCTATTAATACCTTACTGAAAGATTTTCACTATGATGATTTTTAAGTCTAATCAACGATTAGGCTTTTTTATTTTGCTTAGACCTGCTCGGAAGTCTCTAAAAGACGGCTCACAGTGGGAGTTGCCACTCTAAAAACACTTAGGAGGAAAAGAAAATGAAAAAAGAAGATCTTATCGCTTTAGGAATTGACGAAGAAATTGCTAAATCAGTTATGGCTTTACATGGGAAAACTGTTACGCAGTTAAATGCTCAAGTAGCTACTGCGGAACAAGAGCGTGATCAGTTCAAAGAACAGCTTGACTCTAACCAGACTGAACTAGACGCACTTAAAGAAGCTGCAAAAGGTAACGAGGGACTGACTCAACAACTTGCAGATTTACAAAGTAAATTTGATGCTGCCAAATCTGATTCTGAAACAAAACTTGCAGAGCAGCAGAAAGATTTCGCTATCAAGTTAGCTTTAAAAGAAGCGAATGCGCTTGATGAAGAAATTGTGCTTGGTCAACTAGATAAAGACACTATTAAAGTTGTCGACGGTAAATTACAAGGTTTTGAAGAACAATTAAAGGGACTTCAAGAAAGTAAATCATTCTTATTTCAAGAAGCAAAAGACCCTGAACCAACTCCGCCGACACCAACGATTGTTACCCCTGGAAATCCTGCTGGCAGTATAACGCCTAGTTACGATTTAGCTAAAATGTCTTATCAAGAAGTAGCCAAATTAAAACAAGAACAACCAGAAGTATTCAAACAACTTACACAATAGTAAAAGAAAGAAGGAATTTATTATGGCAGACGAAACAACATTATTAGCAAATTTAGTGGATCCCGAGGTCTTAGCGCCTATGATCTCCGCACAATTACCAAAAGCAATTAAATTTAGTGGGATTGCTCCTATTGATACTACTTTAACAGGTTAACCCGGATCAACGATTACGGTGCCTAAGTTTAAATATATTGGAGATGCAGTAGATGTTGCTGAAGGGGCTAAAATTGATTACACCAAATTAACAACAGAAACAGCGCAATATACGATTAAAAAAGCTGCAAAAGGAGTGCAGATTACTGACGAAGCTGCATTATCAGGCTACGGAGACCCAGTGGGGGAAGCACAAAAACAAATTCGTATGTCTATCGCATCCAAAGTAGATAACGATATTTTAGTAGCTGCACAGACAGCCACTTTAGAAGTGCAAGCAGAAATCAATTTAGACTTGATTGATACATTAGAAAACACATTTGTAGATGCTCCTGATAATTTTGAGGATGTAGATTCTACCGGCGTTTTGTTTTTGTCCTATAAAGATGCGGCTAAACTGCGTAAAGAAGCAGCGACAGCTTGGACCCGTGCATCGGAATTAGGTGATAATATTTTAGTTTCTGGAGCATTTGGAGAAGTGTTAGGTTGGGAAATTGTCCGGACGCAAAAACTCACTGAAGGTAACGGAATTGCTGTTAAATCTGGCGCTTTGAAAACATTTATGAAACGTAGTATCTTAGCTGAAAGTGCTCGTGACATTGACCATAAATTAACCAAGTTTAACGCAGATCAACACTATAGTGTTGCGTTAGTTGATGAATCACGAGTAGTAAAAATTTCCCCAAAAGCGTAGCCCCTTCAAGCGTTACATTGAATAAAACAACACTAACGCTTGAAGTAGGGGCAACTGAAACATTAACGGCAACTGTTTTGCCTGAAAATGCAGCTGATAAATCTGTTCAGTTTTCTTCTAGCGATACAGCAATTGCTACTGTAACTCCTGTACAAGGAAAAGTTACAGGCGTTGCCAAAGGAACAGCTACTGTCACTGGTACTACAATCAACGGTAAAACAGCAACATGTGAAGTTACTGTAATAGAAGCAGGAGGAGGGGCATAGTTCCCTCTTCTTTTAATAAGGAGGGATCAACATGCCTTATATCGATTTTGAAGAATTCAAAGATTTAACAGAAAAAACAGACGATTTCGAATCCACCTTCGAAAAATACTTAACAAAAGCATCAGCTGTTTTGGATAATATTACTAATCGATTTTATCAATTAAATGAAATTAAAGATGATCCGATTAGTTTTCGTGTAAAACAATTTAAGCTAGCTCTGTGCTCTCAAATCATCTATTTTGATGAGGTCGGAGCTGATACGTATGAAAGTATCAACAATGCTCCACAGAGTTTTTCAGCAGGTAGAACAAGTATTTCTAATGCCAGCAGATACAACCCATCAGGAGAAAACGAAAGCAAGTCTCTAGTTTCTGAAGATATTTATATCTATTTAGAAGGAACGGGTTTGTTATATCGAGGTGTACCATCATGGTAATGCCTAAACTTCCCGTACAATTTTTAGTGGATTCTTTTATTTATCGAGAATATTTAGGAGAGGGAGACTATAACAAGCCAGTTTATGGAGATTATGTAACTATAGAAAATTGTCGGATTGACCGAGGAAGTCAGTATTCTTTTTCGCCAAGCGGCAAGCAGTTGCTCTATAATGCAGTAATTTTTTGTTATAAGACTTTAACTACCCCTTTACCGAATTTCAAAGAACAATCGTTAGTTATTTATGATGGTAAAGAACATGTCATAACTAAGATCGATATGATTACAGAAGTGTATTCAGATGCTATCTATTCATACGAATTAGAGGTGATTTGATGGGTATTAAAGTTAATCTTGATGGAGTTAGAGCTAAAGTCAGCCCACAGGCTATGAAGCGAGGAAGATACGCATTAGCCAACCAAGCAATGGCTGACATGAACTCATTTGTACCTAAAAAGAATAATATCCTTCGCCAAAGTGCGCATATCAAAAGTGACGGCAGCGCTATTCTGTATGAAACGAAATACGCAAGGAGACAGTTCTATCTAAATGGGAAAAAATATACTACTCCAGGAACAGGTCCAAGATGGGATCTTAAAGCAAAATCACTGTATATGCCTTCTTGGAAAAAAGCGTATCTGAAAGGAGCTGGTATCCAATAATGGATTTTATCGATCGGATAAAAGATAAGATTAATAGTATTCCGGAACTGCCATTAAAAATGAAAAAAGGCTATCTTTCTCCTGAAGAAAGCTTGGTGATTTACCCATTACCAGGTGGGCAGAACCTTGCGGAATACTATGACGGCATTAAAGATGTACAACTAAATTTTGAAATTGCGATGAAGTCAAAAGACGGTTCTAAAATTGAACAAACGCTTTGGCTTATCTCAGATATGTTAGAACGTGTAGAAGTTGTTACTAGTTCTAATAAATCATTTGAATTTGACGATTTAACTATAACGAGCAAACCATTCATCAATGACGCTGATGAACAATGTTGGTTCGTTTTTTTATTAGATTTTCAAACAAAATTAACCACATTTAAGGAGGATAAATAATGTTAAAAATGAATCTTCAGATGTTTGCGCGCAACAAAAATGCAAAACGTAAACATTTTATCGCTGAATATGTACCAGGACAGGAAACAGCACCAACGGAAGATACGGAGTATAAACGATTAGCCAAGTATATTAGTTCTATCGGAGATGATTCGGACGAAGAAACTGATGATACAGGTTTTTATGATGGGGACGGTACACCAGAAACAACAGTTACATCTATTTCAGGGGCTTACAGTCCAGAAGGATTTTATGATCCAGAAGACGAAGCACAGGCGTTAATCGCAGGAAAAAAATACAAAACAGGAGAAGGGCGCAAAATTTGGCATAAGATTATTATGACGAACGGTGATACTTATGTAGGTCGTGCAACAGTGACAGATATCGTTGCTGGTGCAGGGGATGCAACAGAATATGAAGATTTTAGCTGCACAATCACATATGATACTTTACCTACTATCACCCCAAAATCGTAGCCCCTACTGGAGTGACAGGACAATTTGAAACAAACGGAAATGTAAAATTGTCCTGGAAACCAGTTCAAGGGGCTAAAGCGTATGTAATTCATTATGGAGGCGCAAATGAATCGGACCCGCATAGCGCCATATTTATGGGCTATACAGAGTCTGCTACTTGGACACTAGCAGTTGGAGATGTCCCTGTTTTAGCCAAAGATGATAAGATTTACTTCTATGTCCAAGCTTATAAAGATTTGGGTATTGGAGAGAATGATATTGAAAAGGCTCGTTATTTACATGATGGGGACTTTTTAGGCTCTGCGTGGTCTGATCCAGTGATTTTAACCAAAACTACTCTCTGAGCCGCACCAAAATCTGACAAAGATGATAAAGAACTAGATCAAGCAATTGTACCAATCTCTGAGGACTAGAAATAGTCCTCTTTTTATTTTAGGAGGAATATAAATGAAAACATTAGATATTAAAGTAGAACGCACAGGCTTTCCCATTAGGCTAGCTGGACATGAATTTTTCTTTGATTGCTCATTAGAACATTTAACAGAATATGAGCAAACCTACGATAAAGTCATTCAGGAACTAAAAGAACTAGGCGAACAATCAGATGAAATGAGCAATGAATTGTATATTTCTATATTAACAAAAGGATATGATTCTGTACTTGGTTCGGGAACTTTCGAAATATTGTACAAAGATGTACCCGATATCATTGCTTGGCTAAATGCTTTTTACGACTTATCAACAGGGATTAACGAATCTGTGGAAGAATTTACTAAAAAACAAGGGAAATTATTGGAGGAACGCAATCGCAAATCAGAAGATCTGAAAGAAAAATATCTAAAAAAAGTTAGTAAAAAGAGAGGGTGATAGTTATGCGGTTAAATAATCCGCTAACTACATCCTTTGATTTTTTAGGCAAAGAATTTCCTATAAATTTAGCTTTTGATGTTGTACTTGATGTTTTTGAAATAACACAAGATGATGATTTGATTTTAGAAGATAAAATCGATTTGTCAATTCAACTCCTAGTTGGAGAAGTCGACTTAGACACGATCCAAAAGTTTGAAATGTTCAAATATATTTATGAAGAATATTTATTATTGGGTCAACAAACCGCAATGGAAACTGATGATCTAGGGAACGCACTTCCAATAAAAACCAAAAATAAAGATATAGATTTAGTCCATGACGCTAAATATATCTATGCTTCTTTCCGTCAAATTGGAATCAATCTTTTTGAGGAACAAGGCAAATTGACTTGGGAAGAGTTTCAAGCACTTCTAGAGAGTTTGCCAGACAATTGCATCATGCAAAGGATTATCCAAATTAGGAACTGGGAACCTCAAAAAGGCGAATCGAGCAAAGAAAAACGACGAATGAGAGAGCTAAAAAGAAAATATGCTTTGCCTAATTCTGATTTAGGAGAGGAGGAAGAAGATGGCTGATGGACAGGTTGTAATTGATGTAGATGTTAATGATAAAGATGTGACAGGTTTAAATAAGCAACTTAATCAATTAGAAGGTAGTAGTAGTAAAGCTGGATTTTCCATAAAAAACTTAGCTCTTACAATGGGATTAGTGAAAGTTGCTTCTGCAGCCATTGGCACAGCATGCTCAGCAATCAAAACAGCATTTTCAACCGCAATCTCTGAAGGCGCAAATTTGGAACAGTCTCTCGGTGGTATTGAAACATTATTCAAAGGTAGCACAGATAAGGTAAAGAAATATGCAGATGAAGCTTACAAAACTTCTGGATTATCTGCAAATGCCTATATGGAAAATGTGACTAGTTTTAGTGCTAGTCTATTGCAATCTGTAGGAGGCGACACTGAGAAAGCGGCGGACGTGGCAAACATGGCCATGATCGACATGTCCGATAACGCAAACAAGATGGGGACAAACATAGAAGATATTCAAAATGCCTATCAAGGATTTGCCAAACAGAATTACACCATGTTAGACAACTTGAAACTGGGGTATGGCGGTACAAAGGAAGAGATGCAACGCCTGCTATCCGATGCCGAAAAACTCACAGGTGTTAAATACGACATGAATAATCTAAGTGATGTCTATAACGCGATTCATGCTATTCAAGGAAAGCTTGATATTACAGGAACAACTGCAAAAGAAGCTGCATCCACGTTCAGTGGTTCGTTTGCAGCAATGAAGGCGTCGCTCTCTAATGTTCTAGGAAAAATGGCACTAGGACAAGATATTAAGCCATCGTTGAATGCATTAGCCGAAACAACTTCAACGTTTCTATTTGGAAACTTCATTCCGATGGTTGGAAATATTTTAAAGGCTCTTCCTGGAGCAATTGTCACATTTGTTAAAGCGGCGATTCCGCAAGTGAAGGCGGCATTTGGTGAATTACTTACTTCAATTAGTAGTAATTTTTCTATTTTAGGGAGGATGTTCGATTTTATTAGTAAGAATGCACAAGCTTTTAAATTACTCGCTTCTGTGATTGGAGGAGCAGTCGCTGGCTTCGTAGCATTTAAAAGTGCGACCAGTGTTTTCAATTCCGTAAAAGTTGCGATTACGGGGGTAAAAACAGCATTTACTCTAATGAAAACAGCTTTATTAGCTAATCCATTTGGAATAGTGATTGCAGCAGTAGGAGCTTTAGCTGGTGCATTTATTTACTTTTATAAAACAAATGAAGTTTTTCGTGAAAGGGTCAATGAAGCATTAAAATCACTATCAAATTTTGTAAAACCAATTGGTAGCGTTGTAGAAGGAGTAAAGCTACTAGGGCAAGCTTTTCTAGATCTAGTGCGTAATAACCCAGGGCCACACATTGAAAAGTTACGTGAAAAATTTGTGGAATTAATGCCTGAATCTGTATGGAATAGCATGTTGAAATTTGTTGCTATTATTGGACAAGTTCAAAAAGCAGTAGAAGGTATCATAGGTGTAGTATCAGGCTCAATTAAATCTATTGGTGATTTAGACAAAGTACTGATGGGGGCTTTCGGTGAAGAAGGCGAAAAAAGAATTATGAACATAGGTGAATCCATTCGTAACGTAATTGATGCTTTCAAAAATCTAGTTAGTCCAGCTAAAAACGCAGGAAAATCATTTGATATTTTTAATATTGGAGGAAAAATTTTAAAAGGAGTCGTTTTAGGGTTACTAGGCCCATTTGGTTTAGCGATAAAAGCATTTGAATTAATTGCGAAAATTTTAGGTGGCGGTGATCTCAACAAAGGCATTGATACGATTATGAATTCTTTTCACGGACTTGCCGAAGGAATAAAAACTTATGGACCGCAGTTGGGCACAAATTTTGGAGCAGCATTACAAGGGATTTTAGGTGCAATTGCTAATGCTTTACCAGGTATTATAAGTGGTGCTTTACAAGTAGTATCTGGCTTTATTTCTGGTATAGCACAAGGACTACCAAGTATTGTGGCATCTGCCGGAGAGCTGATAATGGCGTTTGCTAATGGAATAGTTACATTGTCGTCTACCATTGCACAGTCTGCTGTACAAATAATTAAGGCACTGACAGACGGTATTTTATTGGTTATGCCGACAATTATAGAATCAGCAACGACTATTATTACTACTTTCTTAGGATCAATTACGGGATCATTGCCAAAGTTATTGGAAGCTGGCGCAAACCTAATAAATACTTTGCTTCAAGGAATCACAGCACAATTACCTAAGTTAGTAGAAAATATGGCTACATTAATCATTACATGGCTCTCTGAATTGAATAATCATTTGCCAGATATTTTACAAGCTGGGTTTGACTTACTTATTAATTTCCTTCAAGGTATTGCCAACAATATTGGTAAGACAACAGATCAAGCGATTAGTGTTGTTTTAAATTTTGTCAATGCAATTAGTAATAGAATGGGAGATATTATAGATGCAGCAGTTAACTTGATGATTAATTTCTTAAATGGACTATCTTCCAGAATGCCGGATATTGTAGATGCAGGTGTAACATTAATAGTCAGTGTGCTTGAAGGAATTGAGAATAACCTGTCTAGAATTATTGATGCAGGCACTGATTTAGTAGTCAAATGTATTGAAGGGATAGGTAACAACTTATATAGATTGACAGATGCTGCAGCAGTTTTGGTAGATAAATTAGTAGATAATATTATTAACTTCTCAGATAGGATGTGGAAAGCAGCTATTCGATTAGTTAATGGTTTAGCTGATGGGATAGACAATAATAAAGAAGAAGCTCGTGAAGCAGTAAGAAGATTAGTTGACAGCCTCGGTTCTGCTATTTTTGGAGATGAATTATGGGATGCTGGTTCAGCATTGATGGGTGGATTGCTGAAAGGTATTAAATGGGGATTTGAAAAAGTGAAAGGTTTTGTAAGCGGCATAGCAGACACTATTGCAAGTTTAAAAGGTCCTCTTCCATATGATAAAAAAGTATTGATTGATAACGGTTCGGCTTTAATGTTTGGATTAAAAAGAGGTTTGATCGACGGTTTTGAAAATGTTAAGGATCTTACTTCAAATATGGCTGATGAATTATCGAAGAGTTTTGCTTTCGAAAATAGTTTCTCAAAATTCAATTTTTCCAGTCCAGAATTAGCTCTAAATACCAATATGATGGGAGCGGCTAGAATGGGCAGTCAAATTGTAAATAATAGTAGCACTGATAAAACGTATAGTCCTACATTTAACTTCAATATCGAACACGCTGATTTATCGAGTGATCAGTCGATTGAAGAAACTTCTGAACAACTAGCTAGATTGACTGAAAAGCAAGCAAGGGGGCGATTATAATCGACTTTACAAAATTACCTTATTTTCAATTTCGTGACAGGCGGTCAAATGAGTTCAAAATGCGAATCAGAAATGAGATGGATTTCGTAATACCTGAATCATCCTTAGAGTTTACAGAAGTTGATGGGAGAAGCTCAGACATAATCTTTGATCGTGGAAAATATAAAGATATAGAAAAAACATTTCCTGTTAGGATATATAAAGAGCGTGACAAAACAATCGCCACTCAACTAAGAAATATAGCTGGGTGGCTTTATTTATCTCATGAATACACGCCGCTTTTATTTAGTGAGTACAGCGAATATTTTTATAAAGCACTTGGCTACAGTGGAACGTCTGGAAAAGATTTAAGACGTGATTGGCTAGATATTGATTTTACGTTCAAATGCCAGCCCTTTGTTTTTCGAGTGGATGGCGAAGAAGAGCGAGAGATTCTTAGTGGACAGTCAATTACTAATCCTGAGCAGTTCGCTAGCCTACCTATAGTATCATTTAACAAAACAGCTAAAACAGTTGATAGCAACATCTATATCAATGGTCAGCAGTTTCTAATCGCAAAAGAAGCAGGAACAGGGATTATTACAATGGATTGCGAGAATGGTATCGCTTATAAAGAAGGCGGTGTAAATGTATCTAAGTATTGTTTTTTAAACACCGATGGATACAATCCGCTTGTATTGCAACCAGGCGAAAATGAAATATCTTATATCAATATTGATCAATTTAAAATCAAGCCTAAATGGAGGAACTTAGCTATATGAGTAAAATTGTTTTACATGATAAAAAAAATAACAATTGGTCTTCATTGGGTATTGGTTACTTAAACGATGCAATCAATCCATTGGTTACGAGAGAGAAAAACGGGCTGTATGAACTAACATTCAAATATCCTGCCAATGCACCACTGTTCAAAGAGTTAAAGGTTGGTCGGTGGGTGGTAGCTGATGCGGGTCCAACAATTCGGGCTCAAAGCCAACGTTTTGAAATTGCAGAAATTACAAAGCCGATTAATGGAATTGTAACTGTTTATTGTGAGCATTTTCGGTATCAACTACTACGATCGATTGTAAAAGTGGGATTAGTATTTAATGATATTCCTGCTCAAACAGCTTTAAATCAGTTGAAAGACCGTATGGAGCCCAAAGGAGATTTTACCTTTTTTAGCGATATTGAAACTGTTTCTTCTATTGATTTTACGGACCCTTCAAAATTCACCAATGCTCAAGAAGTATTAGGCGGCGTTCGTGGGTCTATTCTTGATAATTTCGGTGGTGAATATGTTTTCGATAATAATCAAGTACGATTAATGGCGCAGGCTGGCGAAGAAAAAACTGTAATTATCGCCTACGGAAAAAATCTGACAGATATTACCCAAGAGGAATCTATAGAAAATACCTTCACCTCTGTTTACGGTTGGGCAAAAGTGGGAAATGGCGATGATGAAAAAATAATCACATTGCCTGAAACCTATCTAGATAGCGAGTATGTGGACAACTATACGCAACGACGTATCCAGATGGTCGATTTCAGTGATAAAGAGCCAAAAGATGTAGATAAATTGAGGAAGCTGATAAAAGCGTATATCAAAAATAACAATGTAGGTATTCCCAAAGTTTCTATTAAAGCTAGCTATGTTGATCTTGCTAGTTCAGTTATGGGTGAACAGCTTAGAAATCTTGAAATGATTGATTTATGCGATTGGGTTACTGTGGTTTTCAATCAATTAGGGATAAATACC